TTTTTTTGGAGGGATTGTATGAGTGAAATTGAACTTGTACCCCCCACCACTAACAGGGGGGTACAAACACCAACACAGAATGGTCTAATCGCTTGTGTGGACTGGCTTCAGGTCACTTTCAAAATTGTACAGAATACACAAGAAATTTTCGAGATTTTTAACCTTGATCCAACCTATTTTAAAGACTTTCCGACTGGAAAATATGGATATTCCTCCCACCTTAGAATGAGTAACATTGCTATTTATTATGGTGGTAGACATGCAAATATGGGAATTCATGTTGAGATGACTGGCCAAGGTTGTCGACTTTATGAGTCTCTCGAAGGTTCGTTATCGTGGGACAAGCTTTTATACAAGATTATCTATGGATATGATGTAAATATTACTCGGTTTGATTTGGCTATTGATGATGTTAGATATAATGAGGACAAGCCTTATTTTACTGTAAAAAAGCTTAAACGAAAGTTGAAAGATGGTGAATGTGTTTCAAAGTTTAAGAAGGCTCGTGAAATGAATACATTAGATATTGCATCCGGTGAGTCCGAAGGGCATACTTTATACTTTGGTCATGGAAGTTCGTCGATACAAATTAGGATTTATGAGAAACATCACGAGCGAAAGAATAAAGGGTACGAGTTGTATGAAGATTTAAGCACTTGGAATCGTGTTGAAATTCAAGCCAGAGATACAAGAGCTTTGATAATGGCTAAATATGTTGCAAATGAGTCACATAAGATAGGGGAAGTTGCATTAGGTGTCTTAAATAATTATGTTCGGTTTTGCGTGAAGAACAAAAATGATCTAGATCATCGGTATAGGTGGAAAACAGCGCCGTTTTGGGAGAAGTTTTTAGACGGTGTTAAGAAGTTGAAACTGACTATGGTTGCACCGGATAAAACGATAGAGACAAGGAAACGATGGATTGAAAAGCAGACTTTGAAAACTTTAGCTATGGTTTATCATGCGCATCCAGATTCAGATGAGTATTTAGAAGAAATTATTCAGAGGGGAACAAATTTAATTACAGAAGATGAGTATAGAGAGGTAGTGCAGTATAGAGAAAAGTTAAAGGAAGAGGAAGAGTTAACACAGTATAGGAAAGAGACAGCATTCAATTTGTGGATGATTAGAACAAATTCCAAGAGAGAAAAAAAAGAACTACCAAAAAGGTAGTCCAAGATAGTCATTTATGACAAGATAAATTTCCTACTAAATACCTAAAAAAAAGTTGTCAGGAACTTATGTTTGTACTATACTTGTGTTAGTATTCCTGTCAATCAGGTAAAATTAAATATTAAAAGCGATCCAATCGAACAAGGGCTGTAAAGTTTGGCGACTTGAACCTTGTTCGATCGGTCACTTTAAATTTACACTAAAAGTGTGTAAAATTCAATTGTTATATGATTGTTATATATTAGTATAACCTAGTAATCAAGTCGCCAAACTTATGTTTAGGCGGCTTTTTTATATATATTACCCAAAAAGGAGAAATATGCCAATGTTAATGCCTAGTCAAAAAGTCTTAATCTGTGGAGTTCGTATAATCGAGAGAAAGGAAAAGTCAACGCTGTACCTTTTGGATTTTTATATTCCAGGAGAAGGAGCAAAGACAAGTTTTATAAATGTAGAAGACGTTCCTTTTTACAAGAATTTGATTGGAAAATTCGTTACGTGTGATTTGGATGTAGGCGAGTATAAAGGGAATCTCTCGTTTAGAGTTCTGAAGGTATCGTAAATTACGTAAGGGAGGTGATTGATATAGATAGTGTTATACCTAGTGTTAAGCTAACCTATAGCCTTGCAGATGTTGCTACATCTGTAGGTAACTGGTTTGGTAGCTATTGGCCTATATTAGCTTTTGCAGTAGCCATTCCACTTAGCTTTATGGTTGCAGGTCGGATTAAAAATTTGTTTGTTTGATGAAAGGACTGATAACACATGTTGGAAAAAATTGATCCCGGCGCCTTGGCGGCCACCTTAGGCGATTTCTTTCACAGTTACATAGTAGATACTGTTTCCGGTAGTTTCCGTGTGTTTCAGTCCTTCACGTATGGTGAGATGCTCATATCTCTATTGCTCTTTACGATTTTACTTTTGCTTACGTTTCGTTGGATTTTTGATGTGCTGAGATAGGATGGTGGTGTGCTAGTGATTAATCAAACACTTGAAAATGTAATTAATCAATATTCTCTGCTTGGTTTGCCATTTTTAGTGATTGTCATAGCGTCACTCTTGGCTCGATGGAATAGATTTTTATGGTAATCGATACAGTAGATCAAACTTTCTTGCAGGCTGTTTTATGGTTTTTCTCTGCACCTACCGTAGTTCTACTCAGTACCGGGTTTTTGAGTGTTATAGCAGTATTAGTGTCTGTTTTAATCGTTGTTCGAAAGTGGGGGGATTACTAGTGAGTTTTGATCTGAATATAGGTCAAATTATGCAGTATGCTTTCAACCTTTTTGCGAGTGTACTTCCCCTGATCTATTTGTTCGCTGGCGCGGCTTTTGCCGTCTTCATAGTTATGAAATTGATTGCTATTGCAAAGGGGTCTTAACATGGAAATACCTCAATCTGACCGTATGCCCCCTATCCCCAAGAGTGCGGAAATATCGGATTTATTTGCGAATTTCGCTGTGAATTGGGGTACATTAATGCCTGTACTTGTGTTACTGTTTGGTATTTTGTTTGGTAGCTTTGTAGCTTACAGAATTAAAAAGAATATGGAGTGAGTAGAATGTCGATTCCAAGTGTTAATTTGACTTACAGTTTGGCGGATGTAGCGACGGCTGTAGGTAATTGGTTTAGCAGTTACTGGCCTATTTTGGCTTTCGCAGTAGCTATACCTTTAAGCTTTATGGTTGCAGGACGGATTAAGTCGTTGTTTAGTTAATTAATTGGTAAAAAGCTTATTAAGTTATCATGAAAAAGTTGTCAGGATGTTAGCTGTATAAGGTAGATATAGCGGACTCCCCTAAGAAAGCAGGGTTGATTCCCTGCTTTTTCTTTTTTGGAGTGGAGGAATATGAAGAAAATACTGATTTTAATGCCGTTAATCTTGGTTATGCTGTTTGTTTTAGATGATAGTGATACAGCAAAAGCTGGCGGTATGCAGCCTTGTAAAACTCCGGGGTGTATACCTCCTAAGCCAAAGCCCACGCCGACACCGAACCCTGGTGGTAGTGGTAGTAATTCAGTACGTGAGGTACGAGCAAATGTCTATTACGTACCATATAAAGACGAATATAGAGTGGATTATGAAAAGATTCCAAACGTTCGTAGTTATGTGTTGAATTATGTTGGAAGCGATGGGAAGCATTATACGGCTACCTATACGCAGCCCCCAACAGGCATACATTATCTAAATTGCAATGGTGGATCGTATTCCATGGCTTTTTATGACGTTAATGGTAAGTTGATAGGTCAGACTAAGACTATAAAGACGACTGAAATTAGGAATCCAAAATGTAAGTCTTACGCAGATGGTGTAAGTGGTAATAATGATATGGATATAGGTAGAAATCCGGGTGACGGTAGTATTAAGTGGAATGATTTACCCGGCACTGATCATTCTGAAGTATGGAAAGATGGAGAGAAAATTGGGGAGACCAAGGATAATACGTTTCCTGACCCCGGGACAGGCGGTGTATCTGTTGTAAATAAAGATAAGGATGGCAATGTAATTGGAGAGTCAGATATAAATTTAACGGATGATAAAGAGGATAAGCCTCCTCGAACATGTGGAGATATATGCCAGGCAGTTACTGATTTGCGTAATTGTCCGGCATATAAGGATTTGTTAGATGATCTGGGTAAACTCGGTAACAATTCTGATGTTGTTGATGTTATTAAGGCGATTAAAGATGAAATTACGCCTAGTAAGCAAGTAACTATTGATGATGATTATCCCAGTAAGAGTATTGAGGATTTTGTTCCGGATGACCCTGTAAAGGAACCGTTTCATGATAATGAAGAGCATTTTAAACCTAATGGTGAATGGGATGAACCCGGAGCTTTGCCAGACGCTCCAGAGCCGGATGTATGGATAGGGCCTGATGGTAAACCTATGAATCAGGATAAAGCTTTGGAACAGGATAAAGCTTTACAGCAGGATAAGGTTTTACAACAAGATAAAGCCTTGCAACAGGATAAGGCTTTGCGGCAGGATAAAGCTTTGCAACAAGATAAGGTTTTACAACAGGATAAGGTTTTACAACAAGATAAAGCCTTGCAACAGGATAAGGCTTTGCGGCAGGATAAAGCTTTACAACAAGATAAAGCCTTGCAACAGGATAAAGCTTTACAGCAGGATAATCCTTTGCGACAAAATAAACCTTTGGAAAGGGATAAGCCTTTGCAACAAGATAAGAAATCATATCGGTTGCGTTGGGATTTTCCTTAGCCTCAAGGAAGTGAGTGTTTGAAAAAGAGTATATTTATATTTGCATTTGTGTTGTTTTTTAGTCTGCCTTTTGTAGCTAGTGCAAAGTTTGGTGATCCGTTATTTTCAGGTGGATTGCTTGGCAATTTAACGCCAGTTATTAAAGATGATTTTGTCCGTTATGATTTAGGTAAAAATTACACAATTGATAGTTTGTATCTTAATCAAGATGAACGTTATGACTATGTAAGGTTATTAGATAAAGATAAAAAACTTATTAAAAGGTTTATGACATCCAGTGGTTTTGATTCTGTGGGTGTTAAGGAGGTTTATCACATAGGAGTAACTGAATTTGTTAATCCGATTGAAAATGTTAGGTATGTAGAGTATATAGGTAAACCACCTATTAAATTACAGATGGACGTTAAGGGTACAGAGCAGCCGGGAGTTCCACCTGATACACCGATTAACCTTACGGTTGTTGCTGGTGATGGTCAGGTTACTTTGCATTGGGATGCTGTATCTAATGCCGAAACTTATACTGTTTATGTTGATGGTGTTTATTATCGTGGTACCTCTGATACGTCGTTAACGATTGATAATTTGACAAATGGTAAAGAGTATCAGTTTTCGGTATCTGCTCTATCTAATGGTTTGGAATCTGAACGGGTTTCAGTCTTTGGTACGCCTGAACTTCCAAAATTGCCACCTGATACACCGATTAACCTTACGGTTGCTGCTGGTGATTCGTCTCTTGTCCTTAATTGGCGAGGTAGTCCAGGAGTTAAGTATAGAGTTTATTTGGACGGTGAAATGATAGCGGAAACAGATAGGACAACGTATTCTATAACGGATTTAAGTAATGATAAGTCCTATGGTGTACAGGTATCAGCAGTAAATACGATTGGCGAATCTGAACGTACTACATCTGTAACTGGAGTGCCGATAGCTGGAAAAGTTCCTGCCGTTAAATTTAAATATAGTCTGGCAGATATGGCGTTAGCTATTGCTTCTTGGTTTGCATCTATATGGCCAGTTGTTGCGTTTAGTGTAGCTATTCCGTTGTCTTTTATTGTCTCCAGCAGGATAAAGCAATTATTTACTTAACCATGATAGGGGATTAATCTCCCCTATTTTTGGAGGTGTGTAATGGTAACAGTTAATGAGATAAGTATCTTTTTTAGTCTGGTTCTAAATGCTTTTGGTGATGTGCTTTTTTATGCGTTTTCGGCAATGATCGCTTTTAGTGTTGGATATTATGTTAAAAGGTTGTTAGTCGAATGAATATGATTGATATGCTGTTGAATCTGTTGAAGTCAGGCTTTGAAGGCATCATGAAAATGGTTTATATGCTTTTTGATTTTCTCGGTAAAGCGTTTGGTTTACTCTTTTGGTTTCTGGACGGTATTTTTTATTTTGTTGGTCAGTTGTTTTTGGTGTTGATTAAGGTCGTAATGCTTTTTGTTGCATTGTTTCAATTCTTAGGAGCGATAGTAGTAGGTTTTTTAAAAACTATTGGCAATATGTTGGTTATGCATGCTTCAAGCCCAAATTTGCCCAGTAAAACGGGAGAAGGTTTGAATGCCGTTACCCAAGTGCTATCAAAGATTGGATTTATGGATGTTGTCCCACTTGTTTTAACGGGATTAATTTGGTTCTTTTTCGTTAAAAAGCTAATTGGACTCTTTGGCGGTGAAATAAAAGCAGATGCGTAATCTTATTGATTCTCTCTTTAAGCCGGTTCTTGACTGGTTAGCTAATACCACAAGCTATTTAAGTGACTTATCTGTTCCTGTTAGTATGCCTGTGGATTTTAGCAAGTATTTTGGTTATTTCTCAGTGCTCGGCCCTAAGTGGCAGCTAATGATTACTACACTTATGGCGCTGCTCTTTATTTATTTCTTGGTGTATTTGATCATGTCAAATATCGGACTGTTGAGGAAATTTAAGGATGTTATTAAATGGTGGTGATCTAAGTGAGTACAGTATTCCAGACGTTTTTTATGATCGGCTGCGGTATTGGATTGTCGGTATTTATTACGCTTGTCCTTCCGGGATTATTGTTACATAAGAAATTAAAGTAAAGGAGTTTAAGTATGTCTAAAAGTAAAGATCAAGCAATTGTTTTCCATGATGATAACACGCTGGAAATAATAGATGTTGTGGAAGCTGATGCGGAGGGGGTAGAAACGAAGAATGCGCTATATCCTACCTCAGAAGCAGAAGTGTATTTAAATCGAACTCGCGGAGCTATGACATATGTATACAATGCTGATTTACCTACAAAGCTTGAAGCTGAGAAATTAAAAAGTATGCGCCGAAGTACTGTCCTTAAGCGTGCATTTGACTTTAAGACGGATGATAAGCTCGATTTTATGAAGGTGTTACCATACTTAATTATTGCAATGCTTATTGTGTTTAAGTAAAGGAGTGATCTTATGGATATGACAGTGCAGGAGCTTTTACAATCGGAATTGATGGAAGAATCATCTGATGATAATGAAATGTTGGAAGTACTTGAGTTTGTTAAACAAAATGGAGTACCTCTGACTAAAGAGCAAGCCCAGGCTATATTTATGCTTAATAGTTACGGTATGAGTGATGTGGCCAATTACATTATTAATGTTCGCCCTCAAATGACGGCCGTTAAAAAGTATTACGATATGACTAACAAATTGACGTTGGCCGACCGGATTAAAGGTAATGCTAAACTTGGAAATCTGCTTAAGGCGAATGCTAACCCTGCAAATTCACTTAATGTGGATAAAGCTTTATCTAAGGATGGTGGTAAATTATGAATGTAATTATTTTTGACGGTATTATGGGTTCCGGAAAAACGTTAGGATGCTCTATTCTTGCTAAGCATTTTCAGTTGAGGTCTGGTTGTTCTCTTTATTCGAATTATGAGCTACAGGGAGCAATTCATTTTTCGAACTATGAACAGTTCTTGGATTTAGCAAATAACAAATCGTCTATTCTTTGTATAGATGAAGGGCATACCGATCTTGATGGAAGGAATGCTTTACAAAATACGGTTAAGTGGTTTACCCATATAATTTTCTACTTGCGTAAGTTGCGTACCACAATGTTTTTCACTACACCTAATATTGAAAATTTAGATTATAGGGTTAGAAGTGTATGTAATTTGTATTGTCGTTGTTATAAAGATAAGGATTATTTTAGATATGCTATGTTTGATCTTCAGGGGAATAAATTCCTCAAAGAGTATAAAATCAAACAGGATATAGCCAAGTACATAGGTGCAGAGATATACGATACAACGGGGATTGTGACACCGATTGAATGGCCAAATGATAAAAAGACATTTAATGATTTTATTACAAAGCTTAAAAATCTAAATAACAATTTCCAACAAGATATAGCGCTGTCGGCAGTGACTCCGTCACATGTGCCGACAAGCGCGGTTTCTTAAGGGAAATAAATGAGATGTCAACTTTGGATATAATCAGTATTGTCTTTTTGGTAAGTTTGGTCTTTTGGATGGTGTCATGTTTACTGTATATATCTATCAGGTTAATGCTATGGCTTCTATATTGCTTTTCAGGAGCTTAA